TATAAATTCAAGTGCAAGTACACATACATTTAATTTACCTACTGCTTCTGCAAGTAATAGAGGTGCTTTATCTTCTGCTAATTGGACTACATTTAATAGCAAACAAGATACGATAACATTAACCACAACAGGTACAAGTGGAGCATCTACTTTGGTTGGTGCAACTTTAAATATTCCACAATATAGCGGAGCAACTAATTTAGGATATACTCCTTCGCCAACAAATGGAACAGTAACAAGTAGTACAGGTAGTTCTGCTACATTATCTTTAGCTGATGCTACTAATGCTGGATTATTAAAACCTGCTAAATTTACAGTATTAGAAAACACAAGTGGAACAAATACAGGAGACCAAGATTTAAGTGGTTATGCTCTTTTGGCTTCACCAACTTTTACTGGAACTCCATCATTACCAACGGGAACAATAGGTGTAACGCAAACTGCTGGAGATAATTCTACTAAAATAGCTACAACCGCATTTGTATCAACCGCTGTAGCTGCAGGTGGTGTTACTGTTAGCGGACAGGATACGTTTGGAACTGCAAACATAGCTACTGTAACTGCTGCCCAATATGCTGCTTTTATAACTGCTGGAACTGTTAGTGCTACAACTTTATATTTTATAACTGCATAAATTATGGCAATAGAAATAGGTACAGTTAATGCAGATACGGTTGTAAAATTAGGCTCAACTACTATTCAAAGCGGTTACATTGGGTTTAATCAATTTTATAATACATATACTTCTATTTTAGATACATATCCTTCTGCATATCACGCTTATTCTTTACGCAAATTAAAAAGCACTTATACTGGAGCTTGTTTAAGAGTTAGAAGAACAACAACAACATCTACTGAAGTTAATGTAGGTTTTGATGTTTTTAACAAAATTAGTTTAAATAGCCCAATATCTTATGCTTCTGGAACTGCTACAACTGCAAAAACATTAGGTGAATTTTGTGCTTCTATTGTAAATGGATATGCTAACCCTGATGGAATTACTGCAAATCAAAGTATTTTTGTAGTAACTTGGTATGACCAAAGTGGTAATGGTAAAAACCCAACTAATGCAACAGCAGGAAATCAACCAAGATTAGTAAACGCTGGTAATTTAGAAATAGTGGATGGGAGTGTAGGGGTTAGGTTTACTTCTACAAGTTCACAATTTTTAGATTTAACTGATACATCTACTTTCTATAATAATATGTCTTGTTACGCATTAGGTAACTCTTTGTCATCAACAGTAAATACATCTATTTATGGGCAAGGTTACTTAAGTACAAATGCAAGGTTATTTTTTCCACAAGGTACTAATATATCTTATAACACAAGTAATACTTTTCCAATAATTGGTATTACTGCAAACGTAGATAGGTTATATGAGATAGTATGTGGAAATTTGACGACAAGTGCTTATTCAAATGGAATACAGTCATCTGTTATAACAACTCCATCTTTAAGTGTTACAAATAGACATATTAGAATTGGGGCAAATGGATTGCCTTTAGTTTTTATGAATGGACATATAAAAGAAATACTGTGCTTTGTAGGTTCTCCATCAAGAACAGATATAGAAAATAACATTAACACATTTTATTCAGTATGGTAGAATATAGATACAACACTTACGAAGAAGCTAAAGTGGCTTTAGACACAGTTAATGCTTATTTTGGATTACCTTGTGGAGAAACATTAAACTGGACAAATATTCAAGAAGGAGAAGGTTTTTGGTATTTAGAAGCTGACAGATTAGAAGAAGTATTAGGAAATGAATAATATAGATAAAATATTAAATAAGATTATCTCACGCAAATTAATGGTGTTTGTTATAGCTTGTGGTGCTTTATTTGCTGGTGATTTAACATCTCAAGATTGGGTAGTAATAGCAACTGCTTATGTAAGCATACAAGGATTTACGGATATAGTTGCAAAATTAAAAAGTTAAAATGGAATCTGCTAAACTGTACCTACTTAATTCGCTTACAATGGTTATAACGTTCACTAACATAGAGAATACGTTAAAGATAATGTTATTATTGCTATCTATTGTATATACTGGTGTAAAAATATATGAGTCATTTAATAAAAAAGTAAAAGATGAAACTGGACAATAAAGGCTATCTTATTATTACCGAGTTTGAAGGATTTAGTGCTAAACCATATTTATGTCCTGCTAAATTAGCTACTATTGGCTATGGTAATACATTTTATAAAGATGGTAAAAAAGTTACTATGGTAGATAAGCAAATAACTAAAGCTGAAGCATTTGATATGTTTAAAGACATTGCTGATAAATTTGCTAAAAGAGTTTCAGCTTGTGTTACACAACCATTAACTCAAAATTCTTTCAATTCTTTAGTGTCTTTTGCTTATAATGTGGGAGTTGCAAATTTTATGAGAAGTACATTATTAAAGAAAGTAAATGCAAATCATAGAGACCCAGCTATACGTACAGAGTTTTTAAAATGGGATAAAGTAGGAACAAAAAAATTAGCAGGTTTAACTAGACGAAGAATATATGAAGCAGACAACTATTTCAAAGAATAAAGGAGTTTTATCGTTTTGGTTATCAGTTTTATTAGCTTCTATTGTAATTACAATGTTATCATCTTGTGGAACAAGAAAAGTAATAATAGAACAAGTTAAGAAGGATTCCTTGTCCCAAATTTCCACTAAAATAGTGACGAAAGAGGACATAAAAATAGAAACTAAAAATGATATTATTACTGATGAGTTTATTATTACTCCATTAGATACTTGCAAGGATATTGTTATTGATGGTATAAAGTACAGAAACGTTGTTTTAAGGTACAAAAAGACAAAAGACAACACTATACAAGTCCAAGATATAAAGGTGGCTAAAAACGAGTTAAAAGTACAAGACACAAAAGTAACTCAAAACAGAAAAGTTAAAGATATAGATAGAACTTCTAATCCATTTCTTTGGTTATTAATTCCAATTGTTTTATATTTAATTTATATATTTCTATACCCCCCCCTAAAAAACATACTTTAAAAATAGGGGGTATACCCTTTTTACTAAATTTTTTGAAAAAAAAGATTATATATATAAAAGAGTATAAAGGAATAGTAAGAAAAATCCTATTGTTAATAAATATGTTATTTTGTATTTGGATTTACTATACATTTGGCTTATGATAGAAGAACAATTATTCAAGATATTAAAGGACCAACTATTCCCTGATTTATTAAAAGCAAAAAATCAAATGTCCAGGTGGGATTGTTATAGTCCATCTAAAAAATACCGGATTGAATTGAAGTGCCGGAAGGTACACTATCCAACTCTTTTACTTGAAAAGAAAAAATTTGATGCTATGATCCTGGAATCTGCAAAGCACAATGATATTCCACTTTATATTAATTCAACTCCAAAAGGAATATTTATATTTAATCTTCTTAAAATAAATCCTATTTGGGAATTTAATTCTAAAAATCCCGCTACTACTAACTTTGGTTCTTATGATAGGGTTGAAAAGGAGGTTTGTTATTTAGATATTGCAGAAGCTAAAATGTTAAAATTTAGTTAATATTTTTTTTATTACATTTATTAAATTTAGATTTGTCCTATAAATAATTTAAAACCTAAAAAAAATGGACAAACAAGAAATTTTAGCGAAATTAGAAATTTGTATTTCTATTTTAGAAACAACGGACAATCTTTATGTGCGTAAACAATTAGAGTACATTGCTGAATCATTAGTAAAAGATTGGAATCAATCGGATGCATATGCTCAAGAAATTAGAGAAGTATTGAATTACGATCAAACTATGTCTAATCTTAATAATATATCGATATGGACGAAGTAATCCTACAACAAATAGAGTCTTTAGAGATGATATTAAATAGCCAACAAAAAAGATTAGATATTGCTTTAAATAACTTAAAGCAATTAGCGAGAATTGAAGCAAATTTAATTACCTTTGGTTCACTATCAAGTGATGAACAATTAGAAAAAGAAATAATTTTAGCATACTATTTATAATGAAAGAGATAAAAAAGTTTGACAAATGGATGAGAAAAACAGTACAATCCATTTACTACTACGATAACGAGAAAATGTGTAACGCATATGAAAAAATTAACAAATGAAATATAAAGGCTGGGTTATCCAAAAAAACGAATACAACTACGATAACAATTCATATTTAAGTTATGAGTATTACAACAGTAATGATTGCGATTGTCCAATAAGACACTGCTCAACAGTTGATGACTGCAAAGAAAATATAGATTATTTAATAAACGAATTTTACTACTAATGGCAAAAATAAAACATTATCCAGAAGCTTGGTTTATTTGTAAAGAAGAAAGAGATTTTAGTTCTACGCATTTTAAATCAAAAGAATTAGCTGAAAAATATGCTAAAAGAATGGGGTTTATAAATTACGAAATTAAGATGATGTATTATATGACCAGATGAAAGAAATTATAGAACAGTTAGAAATAGAATTAAATCAACTTGGATCTAATTGGAATTTATTTGGTAAAGTTGATAAAATGAAATATTTAGTAAAACAATTAAAAAAATTAACAAATGAGCAATAGAACAAAAGTAATAGAATCACTACCATACGATCAACGTAGTGATGAATGGTTTAAAGCAAGACACGGTAAGTTTACTGCATCTACAATCCACAAACTTTTAGGTGCAAGAGGATTAGGTCAAACAGGTGAAACTTATGCAATAGAAAAGGCAATAGAGCAGTTATATGGTCAATTAGAGGAATCATATAGAGGACCAGATATGCAGAGAGGTGTAGATTTAGAACCTTATGCATTCGCTAAATTCCAAGAGCAACATCCGGAAGCAACTGAAGCGTTTATGTTCCCTTATGGAAATCACGCTGGAGCTTCTCCTGATGGTGTAGTTGGCAAAGATGCAATCCTGGAGATTAAATGTCCGAGACCGGTTAAGTTTTTTAAAATAGTAGCTGATGAAAAGATAGATCCGGAATACATTGCACAAATGCAGTTCCAAATGTTATGTAGTAATTCCTCTAAAGCCTATTTCTTCAACTATTGTGTTATTGATGGTGAGGAGTTCCATCACACAATTGAAGTGCCAAGAGATGAGGTTGTGATTGATTTGATAAAAGAACGATTAAACCAGGCTATTGTAATTAAAGAAGCATACATTGATAAGATAACTAATAACTTGCAACGATGAATCCAAAAAGTAAGAACCAGGAGATGCACAAGCTCTATTGCTTATGCAGTTTATTATTAGAGAGTTTAGATAGGTTAAAACCTACTACTGAAAGGATGATCAAATACCAATCAGATTTAATTGGATTTTGTGAGGAGTTAAATAATGTATTAGCTGATACTGCACCAATTCAAAGGAGTACATATTTTAACGATATTACTAATAAAATTGATACGATTTTAAGAAGGGAATTTAATAAAGATATGTGATGCCAGATATAACAATGTGCAATGGAAACCATTGCGAATTAGCACAAACGTGCTACCGGTATAAAGCAGAACCAAGTAAATATAGACAGTCATATTTTTGCGAAACACCAATTAAAAATGGTAAATGTGATTACTACTGGGAATATTGCAGTAATTGTCATCAATACAATAGCACACATAAAATGAGTTGTCCAACGCAAAAAATACAAATAAACTTATGAAAAAAAAATTTACAAATTGGCAGAGAATATTAAGGATTATGAATTTTAATCATAAAAGAGGTTTAAATTCTGAACGAGTAAACGAAATATATAGAAAAATTAATTTAATACGATTAGAAAAATGATACAAATAGCAGCAACGATTTTAGTAATGTTATGGATAGGAATGGAAGCGGTTAAATATTATGGTGGAGAGGTTGTAATTGCACCGATAAAAGGCTTAATGTTTGGAGCTTTATATAACAATGATGAAGGAGATGATGATACAGAACATACGGTCCAGTTATTATTTTTTATATTTTCTGTTAATTTTATTTGGATAACTGAAGATTAAATAATACATTTGTCAAAGATGCAAGGCTTGGGCATCACAATTCCGAGTCATAAATAAATTAAATGCGATGAGCAATAGAACAAAAGTGTTTACAGGAACAACTAAAAATCCTGCGAGTAAATTTTTAGATTGGAAGTCAAACGATAAGCAATTTTCGTATTATGACAAAGAACAATCAAAAACGATTGAGGTTAAATTACCTTTAAAGTTTGTATTTCTTGATGAATTACATACGGTAAAAGGTTGGAACGATGCTTCATCTTCTGGAGTATATGCGAATGAAGTAAAATTCATTTCAAAAGAGCCAATGACAGTAAAAGCGTTTAAAGGTGGAGAGATTGCAAAAGGTCTTTATAATGAAATTAAAGACAAAGCAAAGAACGCTGGAGGACACTATGTAAAATCTATCTATATTATGTTAGAAGATGGATCACTTGCAAACATCCAATTAAAGGGAAGTGCAGTTCAAGGATGGGGAGAATTTGTAAATGCTAATAAGAAGCAGCTTACTACATCTTGGATAGTAGTTGATAAGGCAATTGAAGGTAAAAAGGGTGCAGTTAAGTACACTACTCCTTCATTCACTCTTGGAGATGTTTTAACAGTTCCTCAATCTAATGATGCTGATAGCAATTTTGACACATTAGAAGCGTATTTAAAGACCTATTTAACTAAAGTTGAAGAAGTAGATTCTTCAGAGATTTTAGTTGAAGTAGAGGATGATTTAGAATTTTAATAACAATTTAATTAATAACAGGGTTTTAGTCTACACCTAAAAAATACCTTAATAAGCCATCTTAACGGATGGCTTTTTTTTAGCATTGATATTAATATTAATATTAATATCAGTATTACCTTTGATGTTAAGATAAACCTAAAAAAATGGGGTTTATATATCCACAATTAGTAATCATAAATAAATGTTAAAAAATTAGTTAGATTAAAATAAGTTTATAATATTTGCAGAAGTATTAACTAACAAAAAAAAATATGAATGATTATCAAAAATTTTTAGAAACAAAAAGAAAAACATTTATTGAATCTGGATTTGAAATAAATGAAAATAAATTAAATCCATTATTAAAAGATTTTCAAAAGTATGGTATTAAGACTGCATTATTTAAAGGTAAATTTGCATTCTTTTTTGATTGCGGTTTAGGTAAAACATTTTCGCAATTAGAATGGGCTAAACAAGTTTATTTAAAGACAAATAAAAAAGTATTAATACTTGCACCTTTAGCAATTGTAGAACAAACTAAAAACGAAGCTTTAAAGTTTGGAATTGATTTAAATTATTTTGATATTACTAATTATGAC